CTTGAACGTAGGCTGACTTGTACCGGGGTCAGTAAATGAACACCCTAAGAAGACACCGATAGGTGTCATGGCAGCATCAAACGTATCACGCTCGACAGTGCCTCCGGTAACAAGTTTAACAGCATCCCCATAAAAAATATCAGTACCATACCCACTAGCAATAGAATAATGCCGAGTCGTACCAACAAAAGGAACACCGCTTAACAGTTTTACCGGAATTAGCCCATAAGGGGCAGCAATAGTTGGATAAGCCATCGCTTATACACTCCTATAATTAAGTTCCGTTTCCAAAAGTAACTTTCGTTTTCCTCTCATTAAAGATAGGCATACGAGCGTCACTTTCTCTCATAAGGTTGTTATCCACAGACTGCATCTGAGATTTAGTTTGAGTTTCGTAATATTCACTACGCTCCTCTATCATCTCTTCTGGAGCCTTGCAAAGCATTAAACCGCCCATCACTATATTGTCGGAGAACCGTTCGTTCTCTACGCTGACTAATGTAATTTCTGGATGATCTACCGCTTTTACTGGTTCCCAACCTTCTCGTAATTTAGAGGAAACATTTGTGGCATCAGTTGTACCACGAGATGCTACTCGTATCCAACGGAAAACATAACCCTCTTCAGGCGTGGGAGAAGGTAAAACTTCTGGTCGCTGCCAATGCCTAGTTCTGGTTGTTCTTTCCCTTGTTTCTAACTGACGATCTAATCTATTCTCAGCCATTATTGTTCCTCATATCTAATGCCAACTGTTTGGCGTACTGTGCAGGTGTAAGTCCTAATCGTTTTGACAAAGAAATCTGTGTTTGCGTCAACCTAATTTTCTTAGGTGCTGTGCTCCGCGTTGCGGGTGCAACCACATTACTTGCTTTTTGTTTAGGTGTACTTACCTCCCGTTCATTGGTCTCCTCGAATAATTCGGGAAACTTTTCTTGCATACGAGAATTTATCTTCTCGTAGTATTCGTCACTATCTGGAGATACCCTCTCCACTTCTGTGATATGTCTATGCAGACCTAATGCAAAGGCCGTCTCTGGTTCGTGGCTACCGTGCCCGAACCAAGTATTTTGTTTTCTCCACTCTGCTGCCTTTGGATCTGGCGCAGGTCTATTCGTAGGTTGTTCTTGTACATTAGGGGTATTTTGTACTGCTTCTGGAGAATCTTCAAGGGTAATTAAACGATCTGCTTTTAATTTTGCGTTAGTAAACCGTTCTTGGGCACTTAAAAGAGCTTCTGTATCACCTGATTCATGCGCTGCTTTAAATGCTTCTTTTGCTTGTGATAGCTCTCCATTAACGCTGTGCCTAGCTTGTTTAAGTAGGGCTTCTTGATTTTTCCCAACGGTATCTTTAAGTGCTTCATTTTCAGCCAATACGTTCCGCATTGCTTGCTCAAGTTCATCACGTTCTCTTTGAGCCGTTTCTTTCTCTCTTCGCTCATCATGATAGCCTTTACTAAAGTGTCGTATTCTATTACGCACTTTATCTGAATAGTTTTCCAACTCTTCTTCAGTGACATCTTCAGGTGGTTCAGACGGGGTACGATTCCGGTCTTTTTTGGGAGTGTCATCTATTATTTCCAGTTCAGGTTCAGGTTCAGGTTCAGGTTCAACCACTGTTTCAGCAACGGGTTTTTCACCGCCTGATATATCTATCTCTACTTCGTTAGAAGGTTCTATTTCTATCTCAGTGCTTGTTTCTTCAGGATCGGGAAATTCAAACTCTACTTTTTGAAATGGCATGATAAGTCCTTATACTCGTGATATTCCAGTGGGGTCAGGGACAACGGCTTCTATGGAGTCGTCATTCATAAGACGGTACTCTGTACCACCTACCCTAAAACGTGTACCTGAGTTGGCACGAAACATGACGTAATCGCCTTGTTTGCACCATGCGCCCGTAGGGAAACGCTCTTTATCAGCATACGCTTGTTCGCCCATGTCTACGACTAACCCTATTATTGACATGATATGTTCTTCATTTCTCGTCTGTGACGATTTAAGAAGTTCAGTGCCGTCAAACGTCTCTTCTACCTGTGGCAGTGCTATGAGCACTCTGTATCCAACAGGCAAGGGAATCATCGCTTCCAACTGTTCATCAGTTATATTTTCAGCTTCACTCATCATCATCTTCCATGTAATTGCGCGAGAGGTCTTCTACAGTTCTCATACAGGTTTCCAGACCTCGAATGTAACCTGCTGTCTCTTTATACTGGGCAAAGTCTTTAGCTCCTCCAGATGCAAGAGATTCTATAGCAGAAGTTCTATCTTCTTCAAACTTTTTCTTTAATACTGTAAATAAGTTATCTGCCATTATTCTTGTCTATTCTCTTGCATAGCACTTAAAAGGTCCATATCCATTTTATTTTTTTGCTTTTCTGTGTCTAAAGCTAGTTTTACTCCTGCTTTTTTGGCCTCCAACTCTAACTCTTTTTCCTCTAGTTGTAACTCTTTAGCATCCATCAGCGCATCAACCGTGTCTTTCTGTTGCTTGCGTTTTTGTTCTGCGGCTTTAAGTTGTATATCTGCAGCTTCTTTCTGTGCCTTCTGCTGTACTTCTTGTGCTTTTAATTGTAGTTCTTGCTGTTGCATTTGAATTACAGGATCTTGCGCCTTCTGCTGTGCTTGCATCTGCGCGGCCTTCTGTTGATTACTCTGTGTTAGCTGTTGCCCTGCTTGGGCCACCAACCTAGCTAAAGAGGATTCTACTTCTTCAGAAAGTTCTGAATTAGGTGGTGGTAAAGGTGCGCCCAGATTCTCTTCTATACGCTGTCTATACAAGAACGCATAGTGCTCCATGATATGTGCTTGCAGTGCAGCCATTATCTTACCTGCCTGTGGCCCTCTACCTAACGCTTGAGCAATCATAGGATCACGCATGAACGCTTCGTGGGCAGCGATGTGAGCCGCGTGGTCTTGATAGATAAACGCTTTCAAAGGTTTACCCATAAGTACATTCATATTCTCACTAATCGGATCTAACGGTTGTGCGTCATCTTCTGTAGGTACAAGCTTGTCTGCGTTCTTTATACCTAAAACTTCTATCATCTGCCTGTGTAACTGTGGAAGATTGTATATTTGTGGTGCTGCTTGCGCCATCTGGAGAACGGCTTGGTACTGCACGACTCTCTGTGCCATCGTAGAACTGTTGGGGTCACTAACAGGTATGACATCCACTAACATATAGTCAGACTGCCTTGCGCTGACTTCTCCACGGTTAGGCTGATACCCATACTCTGCAGGGGCATACTGAGACATGATTGCCTTCAGTAATTTAAACTCTTGCTTCATAGCGTAGTGGACACGAGCCTGAACTGCGGCCATAGGCTTCAAAGTTCTTTCTAACAACGCCAAGGTAGTACCTACGGGTGCATTAGCTGACATATCAGAGATGTTCATGTCACTAATCGCCCCTAACCTACGCCCTTCTGTGGTTATTTTATCAAGCAAGGCCAGTAATGTTTGACTAGGTTCCTTGTAAGGTAGCGGCATGATGTTGTCTTTTATACTACCAGACGGCACATCTACGTCCTTAAACTCACCCGGTTCTATAGGTGTGTCATCACCTTTTATGCGTAGTCCACGAGACTTCAGACCCCCCGGAAGGTTAGATAACGTACCTGCGTCCACCAACTGCCGTATAATAGAAGTACCTGCCCGTGCGTACCCCCCTACGATATGTATTAATCCAAGGCCGTAGAAGCCAAATCCGGGGACATACACGTAATGTACGAAGTGTTGTCGCTTTAACTGAAGTGGATCATCAGGGTTCCAATTTCTCCTGATAGCAAGCACCGTATTACTGCCTTGCTCTATCGTTATGACGTAAGGTTTGGCTAAATCTTCCTCATCATCAATACCATCGACCACTAAATCTGCGTGAATCTCGTAAATAGCGTATCTATCGTCATCAGTGAGTGAAAAACCCTCGTCTTCAGCCTTTCTTTCTTCAATATCGGTGTGAAAAGGGCGGGGATCACCCAGTTCTACGTCCCTATAGAAGCCACTTGCCTGTAATTTACGTAATTCGTTCTTGGTTTTCCGCATTATGTGGGTCACACGCTCTGCGGTTTCTATATTTGACGCTCCATAGGGCACAATTACGTCTTCTGCGGGTATATACACGGCTACTTGCCGTCCTAAATTGGGGTCAAAATAGACTTTTTTGAACGCAGACCCTGCTAAACCCAAACTATAGAGTAATCTTTCATGTTCTGACCGATATTCGACCATTTTTTCGGTCAATTCGTAGTTCATATCCGCTTTTACGCGGTCTGCAGCCTCTAATGTGTCCTTATCTTCCTCCCCAATTACTTTAGTTCGCACCGGACCAGATGCGGGAAAGGTTTCACTCATGGCTTCTGCCTGAAAACGTATGGCAGCTTCGGATAAAACGGTGGAATACACCCCACAAGCCCCTTCCCAAGGCTCAGAACGCTCCTCATAATGAAAGCCGAGTACATCAAGACCCTTCACAAAGGTCTCTGCCCACTCTTTTCTAGCGTCTGTATCTGACTCGACCATCTCTATCAAATCATTCGCCATGATGGATAGCTGATTGTCTTCTAAAAACTCTGCCAAGTTAGCATCGAAGTCGGTCATGTCCCCTATGTTAGCGTCAGGGACAATGGTTATCTCCATACTGCCGTCATCCAGCGTCACCATTTCAGGGTCAACTATCTCTATCTCTAGCCCTTCACCCTTTTCTTCTTCCAACCCTTCCGGTGCTGCGTATAGACCTTTCTCAATAGCCATTAGTAGTATCCACCTCGTTTCTGTTTGAAGTAGCGAATTTCTTCTGGCTCATCCGTTGGTAGACGGATAAACCCACCTTGTCTGAATCTCATCAATGCCATAACGGTACTGTCCACGAGGTCATCATGGCTCATAAATGGAAACCCTGCAATCTCTTCTATCACTTCTTCTGCCCATCTTGTTATCGGCATCCATACCATACCTGATGCTACAATATCTGCAACTGAATTCAACCGTGCCAGCTTGTCCCCCGACCCCCTGTGTGGCGTGTACTCCTGCACGGGTAGCCCCATGCGTCTCATCTCCTGATACAGGGCCGTCCCCGCACTCTTCTTCTCCACGATAAACGAGTCAGGCTCCCAGTCATTATACTCGTCCATTGCCAAGTCTTTTAGTTCAGGAAACTCCAGCCGCTTCTTTATACTATTCAGCAGGATGATGTGGTACGCATTTTCACTTTCATTAAAAAATACCCCCCATGTGGTCAGCGCAGTATAGTCAGCGCGGTTGTGCGTTTCTGCTGCCGCGTCCAGTGACATAATAATGTACTCACATTCAGGAGGTCGTTCCTGCTCCCACGACTGCCACCACTCTCGTTTGACCAGAGCAGCTTCCTCTGCCGTAGGTTCTTGCTGATACTGTGCGTTCCATTGGAAGGTCGGCATAGACGCTTTAGTACGTAATAACGCATCCAAGTCAAAGAACTCAGGCCACAAGGGTTTCTGTATGGGTTTGTTCTTTTTATCTGCCGTGTCTATGATTGCTGGGAACTCCACCACCTCATATTGGTCAGAGCGATCATTGTTCACCATGTCCCTCGTCACCCTACCCGTCAGGTCATCCATGTGCCATCTGGTTTGTATGATTGCCACACGGCCTCCCGGCATCAAACGAGTTCGTGCTCCGAAGGTAAACCACTCGTAGGCTTTCTCGAATACCTCAAAGTTACCGTTAATCACATCCTGCTCAGAGTGGGGATCATCCACCAGCAGTAAGTCTGCACCTCTACCTGCGATGGACGAGCCGATACCACAGGCGTAGTATTCACCCCCTGCGTTTGTGTTCCACCTACCCGCTGACTTAGAGTCGGCTGACAGGGCCACCGTAGGAAAGATACTGCGATACTCATCCGTGGCGATCAGGTTTCGCACCTTCCTACCAAAGTCCACCGCCAGATCAGTCGTGTGCGACACCATCATCACTTTCTTATTCGGGTTTCTACCCAAGAACCACGCTGGGAAGTAAATGGACACTAACTGAGATTTGCCGTGTCTTGGTGGTATGTTGACGCATATCCGGTCTTTGTTGCCCTGCTCAATGTCCATGAGCATCTTTGCCAGTATACGATGGTGTTTGCCCACAATGTAATCAGGCTGCATACGCTTGCAGAACTCTATGAGGTCGTTAAAGGCCAACTCGTTCTGTTTACGAGAAGATAGCTCATCAACAATACGGTCTATCTCCATTACCTCGTCAGACGAAAAAGCATCGATGTTCTCCAACATCTTCTGAACTTCTTCCTCCGAAAAGTCTAACGCAGCCTCAGTCATCGTAGTCTTCTATGCCTAGCTCCTCGTCCACATCCACGACAACTGCTTCCTCTACTACCTCTCCTGCAACCAACTTCTCCAGCTTGCCCTTCAGCTTCTCACGCAGGTCATCCGTAGATTGGTGCGTGATCGTCACCTCTGACTTCTCAGAGAAAAGGCCCACATCTGAAATCTTGCCCAGTAGCTCCAAAGCTCTCATACGGATACGCGGATCGGGGTTCTCAGACTCCAGCACCAGCTTGTTGGTCACCATGTGTCTGATATGTAAGGAACTTTCTACGACAGACTGCCCAAACTCTTTGAGTATCTTGTCAGTCATTATCAGTGATGCGGGGGTAAGGGTGGCGGCTCTTTTTAACGTGACCTTCTTAGACGTACCTTCAGGGTCTTCTGCGTAAGCGGCTACTAACTTAGCGGCATTCTCTTGGTCTTCCTTCGTTACTTCTAGGTCTAGCCCATGCTCGGCCAACTCTGCTGCGGTAGTGGCTGCGGCCTCCATTTTTTCTGGTAAGCCTAGCTCAAGGTCGGATTCAGGTATATCTACCGCTATTTCAGGTTTTACCTTCAATGTCATATGTAGTCGCAGGTGTTAGCCGTAAACGGATTTATACATGAAAAAAATTTTTTTACAAGGGGGGACTTAAATTAACAAGGGGGGTGCTTCCTGTGAGAGGGGGGTCAAGACCAATCTCAAAATTTTACAGGTCGTTCGTGCAAATTAGTAATATATAGTCGCTGATGGTACCTAAACTAGAATCGGGGGGTAGGGGTAAGTACTTGCGTGTATCTATTGAGTAATCTCCCGATTGTGAGATAATGTTTGCAAGTCGGGGCAATCCTGTCTCGGCAAAACCCATGCACCTCATTTGAGGTGCAACAATCAAGGAGATTGAAAAATGAGTAAGCAGCAAAATACTCTGGGGGCTACCGCTGTCTATGACATGGTAGCGAAGATCAACGAACAAGAATTCACGGCTACGCAAGTAGACCTGAGCAAGAAAAAATTTACCGCTGATGTCATGCAAGGCATAGCCGGTAATACGCTCGCGCTGTTACAGGCGGACCGCAATGCAGAAGGCGCAGTTACCGCGCTTGCTAAGAAAGGCGCGGATTGGAAACACTATATCCCGTTCGGGTCTGAGGCCATGGGCATCAAATCGCCACATAACAAGGCCTCGTCTGATTTGATCAATCGGATCATCGCGCTCGCATTGTTGAATGATCCAAATTCAAAATGGGGCAAGCACCCGCTTAACCCACACCTAGTTTGGGTGCATACGCAGACTGCATCACAAGCTTTGTCTTTGAATTTCGAGAAAAGCGCGGATGGTAAAATGACCATGAAGACCGATGCCGATCCATCTCTTAAAGAGATATTCGGAAACGAGGCCACGCTCGAATCGGTCAACAAGGCCAAGCGCGAACTATCTGGCCGTGTATCTACATACAGGAAGCGCTTGATGGAAAAACTAGCCAAGCGTACCGAAGTGGTTACGTTAGACGATGGGCAGGTGATCGAACGTGTCGCCGACCCTGAGGTACTAGCACATTTCGATAAGGTTCGTGCTGAGAAACAAGCCGAAGCGGCCCAAGCCCAAGCCCAAGCCGATAAGGCCAAGGCTAAGCTGGAAAAGATCACCTTGATTGGCGACATCGAAATCGAGGTCAAAGCGCTACGCGATCAATTCCACGAACTGACCAACGATCACGAGCACCATGCTGAGTCGATTAGCGGTTTAGGTAAAGGTAAGATCCAGCCGATTCAAGAGACATTCGATTCTCTTATGAAGCTACTTACTCCAGCCGCCAAGTCGCCTTACTTTAAGCGCCAAGCTAAAAAGTAACACTGTCTAGCATGCACCTCACTTGAGGTGCATGCGTTTTTCTAAGGAGCAAAAATGAAAACAACATTTACATTTGAAACAGGAACGTCCGAATACATTGGCTACACAGCGGTACCTACGTCTACCCTCGCAGTATTATTTAGCAGGTTATACGCACAGTATCCGCGAGACGATGAAACGATTCGATTGGTAAAACGATGCGAAGAATTTCAAGTGCAGGGTAAGCATGTTGTTCGTTTGCCTTCTGGTCAAGAGAGTTTTGATTTTGATATTAAGGAGATCTAAAAAAATGCACGATTACGAGATTGCAATGTTTTGGATTTACTATCTTGGAACACAGAGGGATGGTGTTGATCCTATGGGTTGGATGAGGAAAGGCGAAGTTAGTTGGAACCACAACCCAGTTAGTCATCAATAATTCAAGGGAGCTTCGGCTCCCTTTTTTTGGTTTTTTGACACCAGTTACCTTGGCTGCGGTGAGTCTGTACCTCGACTGAGGTGCAAAGCTTTTCAAGGTCTGACCCCCATATGAGGTGACCTTGTGTAAGAAGTTATGTGTTCGCTTTATACC